GGGCTATTCCAAATCGAGTATCCTCGGACTTGGGTTGCTCACGGTGGCGACAGCGATAAACCACCAAAGGATTCCACCATACTCGAGCAGTTCTATGTAGCACTTCACATCTATGTGGATCGAGGGTCTAAGCCTTGGCCATATTGCGGTAAGTTCTTGAAGGAAGACTACGGAAAGTAATGCTAAGATAAATGTAGTGGACTTGATCCTCCACTCTAGGTGCTAAGGCCCTCCTTCGGGAGGGCTTTAGTTTTATCCTCGTGGATTTTCTACTGAGTAGAAACCAGTAGATTTGAATATGGTAGGTGTAGCTGTCCACTTACGGACAAATGTTGAATGACAAGTGTCGCAGATGTATGTCTCTTCCGGATCACTCATCTTGCGTTCGATGTCTCTTACATCACCGCAACCCGGACACTCGTATGAATATGTAGCCATCAGTTACTGTAACTCCCTCTAAATTTTCTCAAGTTATCTTCTGGAACGCAATAGATCTCTGGTCTACGCCAGTCAGGCTTATCCAACCACTCTGGATTCTTAGCATCGGCACCCATAATCCAACCAATCAGTTCGTAGTTAGGCATACCACCTCTAACTAATACAAACTTCACATCATCTTTAGCATCAGGTCTAACAAGTAATCTGCCCATCTCATGCTTTGTATACTTGACATCGATGTTCGGCTCTATGTCTACGCCGCCTTGACCGAAGGCACCACCCCAATACACGCCGAGATATTTAGCTACTGCAATCTCAGCACCGGCACCATCAACATCAAGAAGAATTCTTTGCCATGCATCCATGTCCTGTAGTCCACGCATCTGTTGGTTCTTCATCGTAGATACATAGCGTTCAATCGCTGTGTTAGCAGCGAGAACTACCTCATATCTCTCAAGCATTATCTTTAGACCCAAGGAGTTGGCCCTCCTAAGTGATCGATGATTTGTCGAAGAGACTTCTGTATCTTTCTATCTACTGTTGAATCACTTATGCCCATCTCTTCTGCTATCTCGGACAGAGTCATTGGGTTATTGGAATACCTATTGCGTAACATCACCTGCTCATCTGCCTGTAGCAGATCTATTGCAGATCTAATGTCAATTACTACAGCCAAGATATTGCCACCCTCACTTGGAACTGATGGCTTGCGTGGGGTGCCATCGTCTACCTTGTCAACCATTACTGCACCGTATGAATCAAACTCAAATGCAACTGGCAACATCTTGGCTATCGTTATTGTGTCGTAGAAGAACTCATCGCCGGTTGAATAGCCCAGCTTTGCCGCCTTCTCTTTCCTTGAATACTTCTCAACTGTCCTGCGGAATCGTGCCATGATCCGCCTTGCTACCCACTTAGTCTCATCCTTGCTTACCTCATAGGCTTCATCTAACATCTTGGCCAAGTGAGGTCGCTTGAGAACATAGACTCGAAGTTCTTGAATTAAGTCTTCTTTTTCTACATACCCAGCAAACCTTCGATGGATGTGTGCTGCGGATATATGCACAAGATCCTCGAGATGTTCTGCGGATCTATCTAAGCGATCATAGTCAGCAGAACTCACTCATCATCCTCAAGTTCTACGATTGCATCCATCACAAACTTGGCAACGAATGCCATCAATGTAATTACAAGAAGTAATAATAAAAAAAATTTCTTCACTTATTCTCCGGCCATGTGCCACGAGTAACCATCATGGCAATGATGCAATAGTTAGCCAGATCTTTGAACGAGTCCTCGATGGACTCATGCTCAGGTGTGTGACCAGATGCTAGTAAGTTCTTAAGTCTTTCAAACTTATCACCCATACGAACCATCAACCCATTGATAGGGCCACCGTATGCATTGTTGATATTGCCCGGGCCATAGTCACGCTGCTTACTAATCAGTAGGTTACCCAGCTCATCGATAATATCCCATGAGTCAGCAACGTATTGATTCATTGCTGGATCGGCGGCACTCGAAGAAGTATCTCGAGGCCCGAAGGAAGATTTCTTAGGCTTAGGATTTGGTATCCCTGATCTGCCAATGATTTCATCAAACTCTCTATCGTGCTTTGATCTTCCATTCTCAGCCATCTATCCCGAGTCTCCTTCGTAAGCCATCTAAACCCTCATCTAATACTATAGAGTTTACATCACTTCCGAGTGGAAGAGGTATCAACTCTGCGTGTTCGACCTCTTGTAATACTTTCTCTGCAAGTTCCATTCCCGGATTACTACCGTCTTTCTTGTCATCGTTATCTGCGAGAACGAGGACTCTTCGGTAACCACCAAACAATCTATTGAAGTGTGGTCGCCAAGCCTTGACACCGGGAACTCCAACTGATGGTAGTAACTGACTGGCAATGACTGCATCCAGTTCTCCTTCACAGATTGCAATAGTGTCCGATGGTTTCTGTAGATCTACAGCATTGAACAACCTCGCTGGTTGATGCATAGGTGCCATGTATCTAGGACCCGGCAGTTCATCAATCCTTCGGAACTTAAACCCTGCTACGCCATTAACAACTCTGTATGGGATGGACAACCATCCAATGAATTGGACATGGCTCGGGTCACAGTCGACTGGTACGCTTCCCAGAAGATGCTCGCTTGCCAGCTCCTGACTGAACCCCCGACCTTTTAGATAAGAGACCGTCTCCTCGTTGATCTTTTTGTGATATGTCATAGCCAAATCGTTTAGCAATGTCAACCGCTCTATCGAAAGCAACACGAAAGTCCACCCCTTCTTTCCACATTAGTAATGAGTATGCATCTCCACCTATGCCACAGGTGTGGCAAAAATAAAGCCCTGCTTTTTCTCCATCAGTAGACATCACAGCAGATCGATGAGAGTCCTGATGAAAGCAACATCTAACTGGCTTTGAATATCCTTCTCTGACTTCTCCACCGTAGTGTTCTACTACTGCTTTGAGTAACTCAGGATCAGCGGCCATATGAATCTACGATTCTATTGCCAATCCATTCTGCTACATTCACAGTAACTGCATTGCCCATCTGTTTATATCGTTGGCTATCACTCTGTTCATCAGTCCAGTTATCTGGAAACCCTTGAAGTCTTTCGCATTCAAGTGGCATCAGTCGTCTGATAGTTTGCTCAAAGATTGCTTGGTCATTGGCACCCTTTAGTGTGAAAGATTTATCAGAGAACATTGCACCTTTACCACCACCGGGTTTACCTTCTCTTTCACGAATAACTATTGCATGAGGTGAAGTCGTATCGATAGTGAACATAGGATCCCCTTCATCTGTATGACCACGACCATTCGGGCCGGCTTCATCGGATCGACCAATGACTGTGTTCTGTATTGCATGAACCATTGGGGTATTCAATCCGCCAGTTCCCATGTAACTTGTCAATGTATTAACCGTATCCCCTTGTAGTCTGACACCATCAGCTCGATGCGGATGGAAGATAATTAGTTTGTCTTCTTCAACATACTGATTACCAACACCCTTGTAATCTCTAGCCTGTAATGTTCCAATAGTTTCACTTGTTGCAATCAATACTGTTGCACGAACATCGCCATTGTTTTCAAATGCATTCAATGTTGGAACCATCCCCTCTTCAATCCATGTTTCGTAATCATCTTTGGTCTTAGCTCTACTTGCTTTGGTGAACCAATGCATCTTCCAACGCTTTCGGTAGTGTCTTGCCTCGTCTGTTTGCTCGGCGAAGAATTCCTTCGCAAGCCTTACTGCTCAAGAAGTATCGGGGATTTGATGTCTTCTCTAGCACTTGCAACAATGAACACTCTACGGCGGCGTTGGGGAACTCCGAAGAATTGCGAATCCAAAATTCTCCACTCGATGTGACGATACCCTGAGTCGGCCATTTCAGAGATGACGACTCCGAAATCGCGGCCTTCGTTGCTTGAAAGTAATCCCGGCACATTCTCCAAGATGAGAGTTTGTGCTTTGACTTCCCTAGCAAATCGAATGGCATCGTAGAATAATCCACTTCTTGCCCCAGCAATTCCAGCTCTTCTCCCAGCAACTGATACATCTTGACAGGGGAATCCTCCGCAAACGATGTCGACATTTCCAACCAACCCTTCTTTCTCTGCCCACTCAACTGCTGTTTGAACATCATCATGTCTTGCTACATCGGGCCAATGTTTAGCCAAGACTTTCTGACAATGCTTATCAATCTCTACTTGACCAACGCATTTCATACCTGCGTTCTCCAAGCCTAGATCAAATCCGCCGACACCGGCGAATAGTGATACGAACTTTAACTGAGCCATTAGTAAGTCTTTCTTACTGGCTTCTTCTTATGAGTTAGTTCCAACTGCTTAAGATAAGAGTTGTATTCTTCAATACGCTTTTCCATTTTCTTCTGTTCAAGTCTTGCATCGAATGTGTAATACAAGTGTTCTAAGAAATGATACA